AAGACAAGCGGTAAATGACAAGTTTGACAAAGAAGAAGCGGAAAAAGCAAAAGAACAAGCGGACGCATTAAATACTTTGCAACGTGAACTTAATTATAAAACGTTAAGTGAAACGGAAGCGTCAAGACAAAAAGAAAGAGACGGTTTAAACGATTGGTATAAAGAAAAATTAGAACTATATAAAGACGATGCAGCTACAACCGCGCAACTTCAAGAACAACAATTACTAGACGAACAAGCCTTAGTTGAAAAGTACGCAAAAGAAGACGCTGAAAAACTAAAAACATACAACGACCAAATAAATACACTACAAAAAGAACTTAACCAAGTAGGTTTAAGTGACGAAGAAATAGCACGTCAAAACGAAAGAGCGGCTTTAGAAAGTTGGTATGCTGAAAAAATGGAACTTGCAAAACTAGATGCTGCGGTTCAAGAAGAAATTCAGTTGGCTTACCAACAAAAGAAAATGGATTTAATTAAAGCGGAACGTGATGCCGAGGTTAAACTTGCTATTGAAAAAGGCAACGCAGTTGCGGACGCCACAAAGACGGGTTTAAGTACCGTTAACGATGTTATTCAAGCATTCGCGGGTGAAAGTGAAAAGCAACAAGAGAAAGCGTTTAAGGTTAACAAGGCGGCTAATATTGCAATGTCAGTAATTGACACTTTGAAAGGTGCGGTTGCTGCCTATACAAGTCAGATAGTAGCTGGAGACCCGACAAGTATTATTCGTGGCGCTATTGCTGCGGCAATGGTTACGGCTGCGGGTATTGCAAACATTAAAAAAATATCAGCAACACAGTTCAAAGGGGCAACTGCTTCGGGTGCTTCGGGCGGTGCTGGTGCGAGTGGTGGTGGTGGCGGTGTTCAACCAGCAACCCCACAAACAAACCTTTTCGGGCAAGGTAATAATATGAATACTTTACAAGGTGCGCAAAGTGTCGAAAGCCAACCTCAAATTGTTAAGGCGGTTGTTGTTGAAAGCGACATTACAAGCTCACAAAGTAGAATTAAACGAATGGAAGAAAACGCGACATTATGACAAGTTATTACGTACTATTAAATAAGTTAGAAACGTTCTTTAATGCTCACTTACAAGTAAAGAAATTTGGCGGTGAATTTAGAGAACAGATGCCGAACTTTTCAACGATGGACGAGCGTTACCCTTTGGTTTACGTTGTTCCTACCTCAGAGATAAGCGGAATGAACACGAACGTATTTACTTTGGAGGTTTATTGCGTTGACATTATTCAAAAAGACCGAGCCAATATAAACACGATTTTAAGTGATTGTCAATTAATATTAAACGACCTTTATTTATATTACACAGACGGAAGTGATTTAAGCGTAACGGTAATAACTGACCCTACAATGACACCGTTAAACAACTTCGATTTAGACTATGTTGCTGGATGGGTTGGTACATTTACATTTGAGGTTGACCAATACAGCGTCTGCGCTATTCCAGTCGAACCAATTACGCCATCAACACCAAGTTGTGAACCAGCAAGTTATTTAGTAGAATACGAAAACGGTACAGATATTCAAGAAGGTACAATTCCAAGCGGTGGGAGTTTAACGATTCAAGTTCCTGACCCTATCGAGTGCGAACCCGCAACGATTAACCTTGTAAACACGGATTTAACTCTTTTACTTACCGAGTCAGTTGATTGCGGAACAACTGAACAAATAATTGCACCTGACGCAACACTACAAATTAAAAAAGAAAACGACGGTACTATTCACGTTGAAGCTATACCAAGCGGTGCAACTGAAACTTATTTTGTAGCTGATAATGATTTAACTGTTAACCAAGCGTTCCCGTTTTCAATTCACGCAACTGACCCACTCGATATTCGAATTCACGACCAAAACGGAAGCAACTTAAATCCAACGTCGGTAACTTATAACGGTAATTCAAACCACGTAACCGCAGTAATTAATACTTCGTCTTTTGCTCCTGTTGGTGCAACCTTAATGAAGACGGGTCAAACAACGTCTTATCGAACAGGCGACGATGGCGACATTGAAGCTGGTCGAGCAACATCGTTTTCTGTTTTAGCTAGTAACAATCCGTTTGGAAACACGAACCGATTTACAGACGAGTTAGGCGGTCAAACGTACACTAAAAATATAGTAATTGATTGGAGTGCATACAATGGCACAAACGTTCTTGGTTGGTATAGAACACCGAACGCTTCAAATGTTTCTTGGAACGCTGCTGTTGATGGAGCGTTAACAATTTCTGTTACAGGATTTACAACAGGGTGGAGGCTTCCGAATATTATGGAATTCGCAAGTATAATGAATTGGGGGTTAACATCTACATTAAATTATGCACCTTTTAATTTTGGAGGTTACGCGTTTCAAACTTCAACAACTTGGGGTTTTACAACTACAAATAACTGGGCAATTAATTCAAGTGGAATTATTCAAATCAGTACAAAAACAAATGCTTCAGGAAGGTTTGTCGGAGTGAGAAACTTTACAGTAAATGGAACAACTTTAACTTAAAAAATATGACTTATAAATTTGAACAATTCAATGTTGAAATAACGAACCCTACTGTTATAGTAGTTAATGTAAACGATTTTATAAACGACAAAACTTGTTCCGTTGAAATTCAACTTGTAACTGAAAACGCTATATTTGGCGTAACTTTAAACGGCTTTACTTACGAGATAACTTGGAACGACGACGAGGTAAAAGCGTGGGTTGAAATCGAACTACAAAAATACGAAGTGTAAATGGCTAAAAAGTTTAAAGTAAAATACCCGACAAGAAACAAACTTGCAAGGTCTTTGCAAAAAGAAATTCGTGCGCTTGGTTTAATTGACGAAGGAACGCTTTACGATTCAATTAAAATTAGTGCGGTAAGTGGTGATGTTATTAATGAGTTAATGATTACTATTAACGCGATGTATTATTATTTATTCCTAGATGAGGGAACAAGTCGCGGCATACCACCTTATTCAATTACTGACAAATGGTTACAACGTCAAGACACTCAAGCGATAATAGGCGAAATAGTAAATGAGTATATTCAATGGCAATTTCAAACTTATCCGTTATTGGATTTAGCACCAATTTTAAATAATCCAAAAGTTGAAATACAATTTAACTGGATTGATTCACCTTACCTAGATTTACCAACAGCACCGACAACAGCTTTCTTTTAATTAAGAACGTGTTTCATTGATAACATATTGAACACAAAAGTTAAAGGTAAGTCGGTAATTTCGTTAATCTTGGTTATGTCCTCACCAGCTAAACTATAAAGTAAAGATTCCCAAGCGTACTTACTTTTTTTCTTTTCGGCTTCAACTTCTTTTTTTTCTTCGGGGGTTAGTTCGGTTGTATCTTCATCGTCTTCGAATTGAGGTGCAAATAAGTTCTCGTATTGCTTTGTGAAATTATCACGAAATTTAAGATACTCGGAAACTAAACCAAACACCGCAGTAACTGGTATTTCTTTAAACACATTTGAACGTTCGAATAAATTATAATTATAAGGTTCAAAAACACGATTTCCCCACTCGTCTAATTTAGTTTGCCTGTAAAATATTGCTGTAATAATCGGAATATTACCGATTTTGTCTTTAACTGTGAAATAATCAGCATCTATAAATTCTCCTAAAGTAATTTTGTCGAATGGTTTGAAACTATATTTGTCTATTTGTTCGTTGATTTTAACACGGGGTTCAGACCTTAGCCAATTCAAATCCTTTAAAACGTTGTTTAGTTCATCGACTTCAAGGTCGTAAAGGTCTTCGGGGTCTTCGTCAAGTAAAATTGAAAGCGTCTCTACTTGCATTTCGAAAACGCTATCAAAATCCTTTTCCTCTAAACTTGCTAACTCGGTAAACTGGTTAACCGTTATTTGATTCCAACCCTTTGGCAACTTCATCATTGATTTGTTTAGCGGTGTCTTTCATTTTCTCACCTATAAAAGCAATATAAGGAAGTGTAAATTCAGCGTTTAGTTTCTTGAATAGGTTTGCTTTGTGTTTGATGTGAGCGTCCGTGTAGTGTTCTTGGTCTTTTAAATCCGTTCGTTTAAATAGCACCGCGATAACTTTAGAAATATAGCTGTTAGGATTATTCTTGATTATTTTTTCAATATGTTTCATATCACGAACCGAAATAGTAAGCTTCTTATCGTGGCTTTTGTAGGTATAGCCTTCAAGTTCAAACGACTTTAAAAACTTCTTTGATGCTTTGTAAGTGATAGCATTAAACTCTTTTACCTTGTCTTTGAATTCAGTAAACTCTAACTCGTTAACCTCTGTTTCATCAGCACCCAAAAACACGAATATAGTTACCCACTTTTCAAAGGCGTCTAATTCTTGGCTGGTTATTTCTGAAACCTTTTCAAACTGTTCAATTGATAGTTCATTGATAACGTTTGGCACTTCTTTACTTCCGATTTTTAACATAACTTTTTTTAACAAATATAAAAAAAATAACACTTATAAAATAACACCTATTATTTAGTAATGAAAGAGGAGTTACCACTTTACAAAATAACTATCGACGAAGAATATAGCGAAGGCGAAGAACTCGGTATTGATATGATAGCGTTCACGTCAAAGCCCGCCGTTATGGTTAAAGGTATGGCGTTTAAAGCTGTTGAAAATTTCTTTTTTAAAGACGAACCAAAAATGAGGATTGTTGCACCAGCGATGATTCCAATGAACATCTATCGAAACGACGAGGGTGAAGAGTATTACGTTCAATTTACCGAACAAGAGATTGAAAACATTTACTCTAAGTTCATGCAAGACTTGAATAATCAAAACTTGTTTAACCTTGAACATACAGAAAAGAAAGTACCCGCTTACATTTTAGAGGCTTGGATAGTTGACAATCCGAAAGAGGACAAGTCGTATTCAACATACGGTATCGAAGTTCCTAAAGGGACTTTAATGTTAACCGCACAAATTACAGACAAAAAATATTACCAAGAGTTGGTAAATAAAGACCAAGTCGGCTTCTCAATTGAGGGTTTTTTAGGTCTTAAATTAAGTAATAATATAAATAAATTTTCTATGAAATTACCTGACGGTGAACACTTGATTGAGGGTAAAATCTACGTTGTAAAAGACGGAGAAATTATCGAGATTAAGGAAGAAGTTCCAGCGGAAATGGAAGCGGAAATGGCTGAAGAAGTTGTTGAAGCTGAAGTTGAAGCCGAAGAGGTTGTGGCAGCGGAAGTTGAAGAAAAAGTTGAAGAAGAAATCGCAATGGCGGTTGACCCTCAAACAGATTCTGAAGCGGTTCTTGCTATCGTGCAACCTGTTTTAGATGCAATGGCTACCGAGTTAATGAAAGCTATCGCAGAAGTAAAAGCATTGATTCCCGTTGTTGAAGAAACGGAAGAAGAAGAAGTTGAATTGTCGGAGCAAAAATTTTCCGCAATTGAAACGCTAAAAAAATACAGACAATTATTTAAAGAAAACTAAAATGAACAGAAAATTAAAATTCGATTTGGACATCGAAACAAACGCACTTTTGTGTGCTAACCCTGACGAGTTTTACTCTCGTGCTTATTTAACAGAAGACCTTGTTGACAATTACCGTACTTTGCCTGGAATTAAGTCAGCTACTAAACTTGCTAACGTTGCTTTCGGTAAAATCCTTGCAGCTTCAAACTGTAACTTTACAGCGCCTAACGATTCACTTGATGCAATCGACATCGATGTATGTCCTTTGTCTGCAATGGCTCAAATTTGTCAGTTTGATTTAGAGCAGTCTTTTGTTTCTTTGCAAATGGCTCAAGGTTCTAACGGAGATTTCACAGTTGCTTCTTTTATGAACTACTATTGGAATGAAATGTCTTTGAAGATCCAAGAAGATTTAGAGCTTATCCGTTGGCAAGGTGACACAACTGGGGAAGACCCTGTGCTTTCTTTGTGTGACGGTTATCTAGTTAAACTTTGTGGTGATGAAAACATAGCTGCTGGTCTTTATGCGGGTGTAATTGATTCAACTAACGTAATCGCTCAAATGACTGCTGTATATACTTCTTTACCTCCTGCGGTTATCCGTAAGAAAGCTGACTTGAGATTTTATGTTTCTTCAAACGTTGCTGCTGCGTATGAGTTGGCTGCTGCTAGTGGTAACACTCAAACTTACGTGACACTTCCTTTAGGTTTAACTTTCTTAGGTGTTAAAGTTGTAGTTGCTGACGGTATGCCAAACGACACAATGGTATTGACACTTAAGTCTAACCTTATCTACGCATTCGATGGTGAAGGAGATAGCAAAGCGTTGAAAGCGGTTAACCTTACTGACACAGTTGCAGAGCCTTACTTGAGAACTCGTGCAAATATGAAAGTAGGTTTCTACTACACTAACCCAGCTGAAATAGTAGTTTATAACATCTGTTTTGACTAATTAATTTAATTAATAATTTGAAGGGGGTGGGGTTATCCCTTACCCCTTTTTTAATACTTTAAAATATGGCTTGTACAACTTTAGAGGCAATCGTAAAAGGATGTGATAATAACATCGGTTCGATTACCAAAATTTATATTAACGACCAAGAGAATGTAACAGCGGTTACAGAGGATATTCCAAACTGGATTATAACAGCGATAACGGTAACTGCTGACTTCGAAGAATTTGAGTTCAGACGTAACACTTCAAACTACACAGAAGAAGCTGCAATCGACTTGATTAACGGTTCGTCTTTCGTTACTCAAACAATTAACTTAATGTTCCACAGACGCGAAGGAGCGAAGTCAAGAGCAATCAAAATTCTTGGCGAAGGTCAAAGAGACCTTGCAGTAATCGTTCTTGATGGAAACGGTAAGTATTGGTATTTTGAAAAAGTTCAGGTAACTGCTTACGGTGAAGGTTCAGGAACGGCGAAAGCTGACGGTTCTAAATACTCACTTGTATTGACTGCGGAAGCTGAAAACTTGGCTTACGAGGTTGACCCTGACGTTATTCCAACGGTAATATAAACCACGCAAACAACTTAAGACCCTCGATTTTTGTCGGGGGTTTTTTGTTTTATAACAAACACACTATTAACCCCATTATCTATTAAGATGATTTATTTAGACAAAGGCGAAATAAACACGTTTGTATTAACATTAAGTGAGAGCGCAACGCTTAACACCCCTTTTTGGCTGTTCGTCTTTGAAAACGAATTTAACACGGAAGCACAACCGATTTACTGGGTAGGAGTTGACACGTCACCTTACACTTATCGGTACAATTTATTTACTTTAGAGGAAGGCGTTGACTTGACTTTAATTATAGGTCAATATACATACAAAGTTTACGAAAGTCCCGTGCCAATAATAGTTGACCCAAACACGAATGCAAACGGTTTGAATTTAGTTGAGGAAGGTCGAATGGTGGTTAATGGTGACGCACCAAGTTCAATATATGATTAATTTATGAAAATATTCGGAATAGAAATCGGAGGTAAAAAAGACAGCGTTGAAGTTGTTCAAGGTAATAACTACCAAGCGTTCTCAACACCGTTTTTAAGAGTAGGTGAAGGTAACCTTTCACTACCTTACGTAAACTCAAGACAAGTTGTTAACGGTCGAATTAGATTCGGAAGCGACGACCTTTATCCACAGCTATTAAATCAAATGTATTACACATCACCTTTACACGGTGCTATAGTGGATTATAAAACAAACGCTGCGGTCGGTGGTGGCTTTGAATTAACAGTAGACAAGAACGCAACAGCAACGGAAAAAGTAGACGTTTATACCTTTGACAAGCGCACTAACTTAAAACAGCTTGTTCCCGTACTAACGAAAGACGTTATTATTCACAATAGGGCTTACTTTTACCTTTGCTTTAACCAAATTGGAGACCTAATTAAAATCAAACACATCGGAGCTGAAAAGATTCGTAAAGACAAATACGGTGAAACCTACTTTATTTGCGAGGATTGGAGCAGTCAAATTGATATTAAAGAAATAAAGCCTTACCGATGGAATATTAAACAACGTGAATGCTTGTATGTTTACGAAAATAAATCAGTCGGACAAGACGTTTACCCGTTACCGCAATATTCGAGCGCAATGAATTGGGCGTTTTTAGACGGTGAAATGAGTTACTTGCAAAAGAGTAATATAATAAACTCAATTTTTCCATCGTTTGCAATGATGTTTCCTAAAAAGCCACAGAGCGAAGAGGAGAAAATAGCAATCAAAAACACTATTGACAAGGCGAAAGGCGCACAAAACGGTGGTAAAGCAATAGCATTCTTTGCAAACAACGCTGAAAGTTTACCTAAAATTGAAAGCATTCCTACAAATTCAAACGACAACTTGTTTCAAAACACTACCGAGTCCATAGATTCAAAGATTTGTCAAGCTCATATTATCGACCCTATCTTAATGGGTATTCGTGTAAGTGGAAAACTTGGCTCAGGTAGTGACATAAAACAAGCGTACATTATATTCGAAAAAAACACAATTATTCCACTTAGAAATATTATCGAAGACATCGTAAACGACTTGTTAAAAATCGCAGATGTTAAAGCGGACTTTACTATAAACAATTTCCAAATCGTAAACGAAACAATCGTTGAACTTGACGAAAATACAAGCGCAGTTAACGACGCTTTAAACACTATGAACCCAGAGTTAGCAAAAAAAGTAATTGAAACAATGACCGTTAACGAAATTCGTGCGATGGTTGGACTTCCAGCAATTCAAGAACCGCAAACACCGACATTATGATTTACTTTATAACTGAAAACTACTTAAAGACGCAAACACCGATAACGGCAAACGTAGACGTTAACGACGTTACACCGTATATTCGAACTCAGTCGGATATGCGTGTTCAACCAATTTTAGGCACGTACTTTTACAATTATATGTTGACGGGTTATAACGCGCAGACTTTGAATAACGATGAAGAAACACTCGTTACTTATATTCAACCAGTGGTAGCGTGGCGTTCTGCTGAAGATGCTGTTTTCGGCTTATCTTATCAACTTAAAAACAAAGGTATACAACAACAATTTGGAGACTACTCAAACGCGGTTACACAAAACGAAGTTGCTTTTTCGATGGAACACTACGGGCAAAAGGCTAGTTTCTACGAAGCAAGGTTATTTAGATATTTAAAGGAAAACAAAGACTTGTTTCCTGAATTCATTTCAGACCTTAACAAGGATTCAGATATTAAGCCAAGCAAGAAAGAGGACACAGGATATACAACTCAAATTTTAGTACTTTGAAAACATACCTTATTACTTTGTTCAATTCGTTGTTGGTCTTTTTGAGTCCGATTAAATTTATCGTTTTACTTGTCGCCTTATCTACGGTTATAGATACCTTTTTCGGTATTTGGAAAGCTCACAACGTAGGCGAAAGCATTCAGTCTAAAAAGTTACGTCACGGATTCGTACCGAAATTAATTACTTATTGTGCTGCTGTTATTATTACTTATGCCACGGATTATTATATTCTAAACGACTTAACACAAACGGTTGTCGCCGTTGACCATTTAAGCACTAAACTACTTGCGCTGGTTCTTATAAGCATTGAGGTTAAATCAATGGACGAAAGTTTCACGAAGGTTAAAGGTTATTCGTTTATAACCAAGATTACTAACCTAGTAAAGAAAGTTAAAGACGTTAAAAAAGAACTCCAAGAATGACACTAAACACAAATAAATTCACGTTTATTTTAATGCTTGTTTTAGCCTACGTTTTATTATTTAGATGTTCTGCTACATACCACCTTGAGAAAGCGGTTAAAAAGGGTGTTAAAATCGATTCTCGAATAGATACGGTTCGCGTTTACTTCAGGGACTCAGTAATAAAAGACGGATTCAAAGAATACTTTTACAACTATCGAGATACAATAATTCAAAATAACACAGTTTACGTACCAAAAACACGATACCAAACTAAAACCGAGTACAAAATAATCAAAGAACAAATACAACAAGACGCCAAGACGGACAGACTGCAATTAAAGCAAGACGCAAAGACCGACCGTAAAGAAATACAAGCGGAAAAAAAGACTTCATTAAGTTCAACACTCAAAGTTATTGCCGTTATTCTTGGACTTGTCTTATTAATTGTTTTACTTTTAAGAGCAAATAAAAAAATAGGATTATGAACAATGTAAGAAAATACACCGACAAACAACTACTTGACAAGGTTAAATCCTTAGACACCTTCGAAAGTATTCCTTCTAACTATTGGGCTTTATTTGTACGCTCAAACGAAGATGCTGCGAACTTATTCGACGACAAGTGTTATATTTTCAACGGGTCGAAATTCGTGACGGTTACAACTTGCACCACTAACAAAGGGCACAAAGGTTCAGGAGTAGTTGAAGCGAACGTTTGGAACTACGACGGGTATAAATTAGGATTACATCGCGGAAAAACTCCAGCGGGTGTACAAGTGAAAGGTTTTCCATATCGTCGCGACTTTACAACAGACGGAAAGACGAACCCAACAACAGAAATAAAGAACGATATTAGAGGTTTTAATTTTCACGCAGCAACTCATAACCTGAAATCGACAATAGTAGTTAGTCAGATAGGCGGTTGGTCTGAAGGTTGCCTTGTATTCAACAACACACCTGAATATGTTAAGATTCTTAACCTATTTAAGCCACAACGAACGTGGTCTTTCGTAATAATAGACGAATTTGAAGCGGAATAACAACCGCTTTTTTTATTTACCTAAACCTTTTATATGCGTAAACGCTTATTCTTTGACTTGGAAGTGAGCCCCAATATTGTTTTTTCGTGGCGTGCTGGTTATAAACTAAACATCGACCCCGACAACATTATCGAAGAGCGTAAAATCATTTGTGTTTGTTGGAAGTGGGAAAGCGAAAACGAGGTTCATTCTTTAACGTGGGATAAAAAGCAAAACGATAAGAAGCTACTCAAGGACTTTATTAAGGTCCTTAATTCAGCTCACGAAATAGTCGGACACAATTCAGACCGTTTTGATACTAAATGGCTACGCACACGGGCAATAATTCAAGGTGTTGATATGTTGGCTCACTACGTTTCAATAGACACGCTTAAAAAGGCTAAAAACGGCTTTTATTTTAATTCTAACAAACTCGATTACTTAGGTAAAGTTTTACTCGGTCAAGGTAAACTTGAAAACGGTGGGTTCGATACGTGGCGAAAGATAGTTTTAGAAAAAGACGAAGACGCTTTAGAACGTATGGTTAACTATTGTAAAAAAGACGTTCAGATTTTAGAACAAGTTTATCATAAATTAGAGCCTTATATAAAACCTACCCAACACTACGGTGTTATGTTTGGCGAAGAAAAATTTAGTTGCCCGCATTGTTCAAGTTATAACATAAGAACACACGCTCGTTACACAACCGCAGCTGGGACAGTTAAATATCAAATGAGGTGTCGAAGTTGTCAAGGTGGAACGTTTATTTTTAATCAAAAGACCTACACCGACTTATTAACACACCAATTAAAACAGAAAAATATTCATTAAATTAGCCCTATCTTGTTTTTTCGGTTAGGTTTGATGTAAGAAGGCGGTAGAAATACCGCTTTTTTTATGCTTATAACCTTAAATATTTATTTATTTTTTCAGTCTATAACCTTAATAAACATTGGAAAACTAAAAATAATTCAAAAAAATATTAAAAAAGTTTTGCACGTTTAAAAAAGTTATGTACATTTGTAAGGTAATCAACAACGAAAAAACAGAAATTATGAAAGACTTTTTAAAATTTGCCCTCGCAGTTTATTTACTCGGTTTAATTATCGGAATTATTGAAAGCATTTAAAAACAAGAAATCATGACAGAAAAACTAATTAACTACCAATTAAAAGCAAACGAGTATTCTCGATTAATTGACCAAGCTAAAAAAGAAAACAAACAAATATTAGTAGACGTTTACACGGACTTACTCAACCAATATAACGTGTTAATTAACCTTTGTATTAATAACCTTTAAAAACAAGAATTATGTATTATTTATTTAGCAAAAAATTTGATTATTTTAAAACTTATTTAAACGACGAGTATGCCGAATTGGAAGTAAACGGTAAAATGTACCGAATTGACTTTGAGATTAAAAACTACACTTGCATTTATAGCAGTATGAAGTTCAACTTTATTAACGAGTTCTTTGATGATGTTATTCTTGAGAGCGAAGACTTAGAAAAACACGGTATCGATTCAAAGCTTATTGAATACATTCACGACGAAATAAACGACGAAATACGAATTTGGTTTGAACAAAACTATACCTACGACCCAGACGAAGATATCGACGATTATTTAGAACAAAAACAGCAATCATTTAATTACTAAGCTATGAAAATTACACTTGAATTTGACAGTTACGAAGACGCTGAAGACCATTTAAAAGGTGGCGAATATTACCTAGCGTTACACGAATTTAAACAATGGCTTCGTAGTGAATGGAAACACGGAGACTATGAAGGAAAAGAGTTTGAGATGCTCGATAAGATTTACGAAAGTTTCAACGAAACGTTAAACACTTATAAAATAGACTTATGAAACAGACAGCAGTGGAGTGGTTAGAAAGTAGATTTCTTCAAACAGAAGGTAATCTTTATGCAGAAGATTTTACAAAAGCCAAAGAAATGGAGAAGAATCAAAAATTAAAATATCAATTATTTATCGGTAAGGTATCAGAGATAATCGGCGATAAAAAAACGATTGAATTATTAAGAGAATGTAACGAAACCTTTAAATCAGAATAGAATGAATGAGGAACAAAAAGAAATAATATTGCTTGGTTCAAAAGAAGAAATACTAAACAAGTATACTGATTATGATGGTATCATTGATAGGTCACAAGCATTGATAGCAATGCAAGAATACGCAGAGCTTTACTATTTAGCCAAAACTAAAAAACAAACCTTTAAATCAGAATAGAATGAATTATATAGACTTAAACACAATTATAAACTACTGGCAAGGTCAGAAACACGAAGGCGACAAAGGCGGAAACTTTAACCTTGAACTTTACTTACAAATCTTAAAAGCAAAAAGCAATGAAATACAACAGAGGTAAAATAGGAAAGCTAACTGAATGCACTAAATTCGAAATGATTGACTTTTACAACGCTTGTCCTTTCGTGTTTGAGGGTGAATTTATTGACACCCGTAAAAGAGAGGTTGTGCTTTGGCGCTCGGTTGGTATGTTATGGAAGTGGCTTGGCGGTTCGTCACTTGCTGAAAGCGGTAAAGAATTTCACCGCGACCACGCAAACGTTATTCACGCAATAAAAGCGGTTATAAATGCTTATGAGGGTTACGGACACCCTGAAATAATTGAAAACATCGAGAAAGTTAAATCGTGTTTCCCTTTAAATTACTACCCTGAAAACGACCTTTGGGTAAATTACGCAAAAAATTTAGTTCGATTAGACGAACTTTATCACAAAAGAGTTAAATTAGCAGAAATCTAAAAACAAAATAAAATGAAAAAACAAGAAGAAACAGTTGAGGTTGCGACCTTTCTACAAAAGTTGCACAGCGCAAAGCAATCAATTAAAAAGATAGCGAAGAACGCGAAAAACCCACACTTTAAAAACAATTACGCAGACATTAATGCATTAATTGAAGAGGTCGAACCTATCCTTTTGGAAAACAGACTTCTATTATTACAACCAATTGAAGACGGTTACGTTTATACACGAATAGTTGATATTGACTCAGGTGAAATTGCAGAAAGTTGTATGAAGTTGCCCGAAATACAAGACCCTCAAAAGATAGGAAGTGCAGTTACTTATTACAGACGATACACTTTGCAGTCACTTTTAAGTCTTCAAGCTGTCGATGACGATGCAAATTTAAGCTCTGAGGCTGTTAAAAGTCAAAAACAAGGATTAAGCCAAGAAAGATTTTTAAAGGCGTTAGAAGCGATAAAAAGTGGGTCTGTGTCGAAACAAGACTTATTTAAGTTTGAACTAACTAAAGAACAACTAACTAAACTTAACGAACTATAATTTTTGTTATATTTGTAATGAGGATAGGTTGGAGTAGCTACCAACTGAAAAAGCGAAGCGTTTACGCTTTCCTCATTTTCAATTTAAACGCAATAATTTAAACGCAAAAAAAATGAAAGAAGTTTGGAAAGATGTAATTGGATACGAAGGATTGTATCAAGTTAGTAATTTAGGTAGAGTTAAAAGTTTACCAAGAAATGGAACTGCAAATATTGAAAAAATATTGTGTCCAAGTAATAATGGTAATGGTTATTTACACGTAATGTTATCGAATAAATCAAAAAAAACATTTTATATTCATCGGCTTGTTTATAATGCTTTTAATAATATAAATTCAATAAAAGGTAAAACAGCTATTGACCATATTAATAATGATAAAAATGATAACAGGCTGTGTAATTTACAATTAATTACTCAACGAGAAAATAAAAGAAAATCCACAAATAGTAATACTGGTTTATATAATATTTATAAAGTACGTAATAAATATAGGGTTATTATTTATAGTTCAGAAGGTTCTAAACATATTGGATATTTTGTGAATTTAGAAGATGCTATTAACGAAAGAGATAATTATTTAAAAAGTATAAAATGAAAAATGAATTAAAAATTAGAGCTTCACAATTAGGTCGCATTATGACAAGCTCTCGGAGTAAATCTGAGGTGTTAAGTCAAACCGCAAAGACCTACGTCGAAGAACTTGCGAAAGAACACTTGTTCGGCATTAAAAAGGTGTTTAAGTCGCGTTACACTGACAAAGGAAACGAAGTCGAAGAGAAAGCAATCGAACTCACTGAAGAGGTTTTGGGATTTGAGTTTTTAACCAAGAACGAAGACTACTACCAAAACGATTACATTAAAGGAACACCCGACATAATTACTCACTCTTTAGTAATTGACGTAAAAAGTAGTTGGTCTGGAGATACATTCCCGTTCTTTGAAGACGAACTACCAAATAAAGACTATTATTACCAAGTTATGGGTTATATGTGGCTTACTGGAAAGAAAAACGCTTTAATAAGTTATTGTTTAATTAACACACCTGAAGAAATTGTCAACGATGAAATACGACGCACCGCTTGGGGAAAATACGAAATCGAACCCTCTGAAGAAACTATTCGAGATGTTATGTCTGTTCATAATTTCGACCATATACCGAAAGACCGAAGAGTAAAAGCTTTCCACGTTGAATATAATGAAGGTGTTGTTAACGAGATGAAAACACGAATTGAACATTGTCGAACCTATTTTAACGAATTGATAAGATGAAAGACGTAATAATTTATATTTATATGTGGATAACAGCAGTAGCGTTATTAAGTATTTATCAAAACACGAAAAAATGATACAAACAGCGGTGCAATGGTTAATTAATCAGTTAGATAATAACCAAGATAAAACAAGACAACAACTCGATTATTTTGTTGATAAAGCCAAAGAAATGGAAAAACAGCAAATAAAATTCTTTTACGATATAGGACATTTATACTCAGGTTGTGAATACGGATTTGAAGAATGTTATAATAAAACTTTTGAAAAATGAACATAACAAATGAAAGCATACAACACGAAGACACCGTTTTAATAGCGGTACTTGGTAAATACTGGGAACGGTCAAAACTCGGACAACAGAAATACGGAACCAACTTAGACCGAACGGACGTTGATTTGTTAGGATGGTTAAACCACTTGCAAGAGGAGTTGATGGATGCAACACTATACATTGAAAAACTTAAACGAGAATTAAAATGAAAAAACAAGAAAAAGAAGAACTACAAAAAGCCATTGAAGATATTTTATGGATAGCCGCAAGGTATGCACACGGTAGGCACACTTATGCTCCAAGTATGGTAAGAGATAGTTTAGAGGTTTTTAAACGTGTTTTTGTTGATTTTAAAATAAAACAAGACCACACAATCGAACCGCCTCAAGAAAACGAAATTGGAGGCTTGTCGTTTAGAAGTGATTATTTAGACGATATTTTTAATAATGAAATAAAATAACTAAATTTAAAACAAAAACAAATGGAACAAAGAGAAAACACAGGCGCGATATTCAAGAACGACAAAAAGACGACCGATGCGCATCCAGAATACAAAGGAAAACTTAACTACAAAGGCGAAGAAATCGAAATTGCTTTATGGGTAAAAGAGGGAAAAAATGGAAAATTCTTCAGTGCTAAACTATCCGAACCTTTCAAGAAAGAAGAAAGCGTGTTTGACGTACCCTTCTGAGCGTCCGTTTAGGGTTTACACTTGGATTGAAAACAAAGTCGATTACTTTATTGTCCAAGCCTACTCGAAAGAAGACGCTGTTAAACGGTTAGACCTGCATCCTAAATTAGTCTTTGAAGTGTGGACGATGGAGGAGTGGCGAAAATATTGCGATAGAAAAAAAACACTTTAACTTTTTATACTATTATTTAGTAGGTTCGCTTCCCACGTTATAGAACCTTAAGAAGTTATTAACCCTTTGTAATGAAGTAGATGTGGGAGCCTATGGATTTACGGAGGGTTTTTTATTGCTTAAAATTTACAAAATGAAGAAATCTTTTATTTTACACATTGACACCTTGGCGGTTTTAGACGAGTTGACAGATGAACAAGCTGGTTTATTATTTAAGGCAATTAAGTCTTATCAAATGGGTTTGAATCCTGAACTTGACTTTGCTTTAAGAATGGCTTTTTTACCGTTTGAGCTTCAGTTTAAACGTGATGCTGCTAACTATGAAAAGACTTGTGAGAAAAACCGTGAAAATGGTTCTAAAGGTGGTCGACCAAAGAAACCCACAGAAAGCCAAGAAACCCAATCGGTTATTTTAAAACCCAAAAAAGCCGATAGTGATAATGATAATGATAGTGATAATAATAAGATATTTAAGCCACCTACATTTAATGATGTTTTAGGTTATTGTATGCAACGGAATAACGGAGTTGATGTAAATAAGTTTATAGATTTTTATGAGTCTAAAGGTTGGATGGTTGGTAAGAATAAAATGAAGGATTGGAAAGCGTGTGTTAGGACGTGGGAAAAAAGTTCTTCAGAACTTCCTAAACAACAAAAGTCGAACGACCAGCTTTTCTACGAGAATGTAATGAAACAAGTAAACGCTTACAAATGATTTTAAACGACGGACATAGCACAAATTACCTACTTGACTACAAAGACGGTAAAATATCGATGGGTTTAGGTATAGGATGCGTTTTAGACGATTACATTCGATTCAAGCGAAAACAACTAAACATCGTACTTGGACACGATAACGTCGGTAAATCTTATTTTATGCTGTGGTACTTTCTTTGTTTGGCTGTTAAACACAATTTGAAGTTCGTGTTGTGGATGGGTGAGAACTCAAGCGGTCAAGTGATGCGGGACTTAATACAAATGTATTCAGGGAATAAGTTTAGCGACCTATCAAAAGACGAAATACTAACTTATAACAAAACTATTGAGCAATGGTTTAAATTTGTCAGCAACGAACAAATGTATACACCTCAGGAGATGTTAAAGTTAATTGAAACTCAAGAATGCGACGTTGCTTTTATAGACCCGTTCACTGGATTAAATAGAGGTATGCAACACAGCGACAACTACGAATTCTTAAACACGACAAGAGACTTTTGCAACCGCACTGGAAAAACTTTGTATATTTCAACACACCCGACAAGCGAAAGCGGAAGGACTTCTATGCTTTACCCTCAAGACCACGTATGGAACGGACACCTTAAGCCACCATTGAAAGCGCATATTGAAGGCGGTAAACCGTTTTTAAATCGTTGCGACGATATGCTTGTAATCCATAGACTTGTAAAACACGAATCAATGAAATACTTTACAATGATTGATATCGAAAAAATTAAAGACCGTGACACAGGAGGACAACAAACCGAGTTAAACCAACCGCTTTTATTTGATTACAATTTCGGTAAAGGTTTTACGATTGGTGGCGTTAATCCCTTGCAACAAAAACACGAAATAAAAAGAAATACTAATTTTGATTTACCCTTTTAACTATGGAAGAAAAATATTTTATAATAAACTGGTCTATTAACGACATCGAATCAGCTTTGCTTTTATGCGACCTATTGAAAGAACAAAACTCGAAGTTTGTAATATCCTTTACCAGTGAAGAAAAAGTAATGGACGTTAAACGAGTTACAAAAGACGAATTCCTAAATTATAACTATGGATAAAGAAATAAGAATACAACTCGCTTACATAAACCTTAACTCACTTTGGAATAAATTCGAGTTTCGAAAGCGTCTCGAACCAAAACGAGCGGAAGGTATCGCACAACAGCAAGACGAACTCGAACAGATAAAGTCCCTTTTAAACACCATAGTAAAGGAAAATAGGGCGTTAAGTAACAAGTTATTGTCAATGCAAATAGAGTTACTTGAAACACAGAAAAAACTAACCGATTATAAAGAAGTTTATGACTAAAATAACAGACAAACTAACGATAACCAACGAAGACAATATGTTATTAATGGGTCGTTATCCTGATAAATATTTTGATTTGGCTATTGTTGACCCGCCTTACGGTATAAATATAACTAATGAATGTATGGGTGGAAGAAAAACAGTTAAACCAGATAAAAATAAAAATTGGGATAATAAAACACCTAATCAAGAATATTTTAATGAATTATTTAGAATTAGTAAAAACCAAATTATTTGGGGAGGTAACTATTTTAATTTGCCTATGAGTCGATATTTTGCAATTTGGGACAAAGGAGAAACAATGTATGGAAGAGATTTTGCTGAGTGTGAGTTTGCGTGGGTAAGAAATGGAGGTACAAGAATTTACAAATTAAATCCTAATCAATTAGAACGAATACACCCTACTCAAAAACCTGTTGCACTTTACAAATGGATTTTAGATAAATACGCAAAAGATGGAGACAAAATACTTGACACGCACCTCGGAAGTGGAAGCATAGCAATAGCCTGTCACGATTACGGATTCGAGTTAACTGCTTGTGAACTTGATACAGAATATTACGAAAAAGCGATTGAACGAATAAAGAACCACGTTGCACAACAAAAATTATTTTAATGAAAACTAAAAACTGTCGATACTGCAAAGAAGAATACTTCCCAAAGACGACACTACAAAAATGCTGTTATAATTACGAATGTATAAAACAAGCCGTCAAAGATGTTGAATTAAAAACTTGGAACAAGAAAAAGACGAAGTTGAAAAAAGACTTAATGACTGCTTCAGACTGGCTTAAGATAGCGCAACAGACTTTTAACAAGTTTATAAGGGAACGTGACAAGGGTCAATTGTGTATTTCTTGTAAACAAAAACCGAAGAAAGTAAACGCTGGACATTTTTGGAGTGCTGGTGGTCATTCAAACGTTAGGTTTAACGAAGACAATGTTCACGTTCAATGTGAGAAATGCAATCAATTTTTATCGGGTAATCTTATTTTATACAATAACGAACTATTATTTAAAATAGGTAGTGAAAGATTTATAAAGCTACACGAACTCGCACACGTCACAAAGAAATGGACTATTGAGGAACTCCAAGAAATAAACACGATTTACAAAGAAAAGTTAAAAGAATTAAAAAATGGGTGCGGTTTATAAGTTTAAATGGGGTCGAAAAGGACGCTATATTTATAACCGTGAAAAATTGCATAAATGCGGATTTGAACCAAAACACAAATTGAAACACCGTTTAATAATGCTTGAAATGCAGAAAGAAATAAAAAAAATAAAAAATATTTGAAAAAAGTTTGCAAATATCAAAAACTTGTGTATCTTTGTAAGGTAATCAAAAACAAGAAACAATGACAACAACAGAAATTAAATCAGAAAAATTAAAAGTAGGATACAAAATTTGGAATACTTTAACACCAATGGAAAGATATAATAAGGTAATGAAATTTTTTACCAACGAAGAAAGAAAAGGTGTTAACGGGTTAAGAAAAATGGCTCAATTTATAATTGACAACAATATAACAAAATGATTTATTTTAACTTATATAGAAAGGGGCGTTACGGATGGTTTCACGTAACGTCTTTTAAATTTAACAACTTGAGTGAAGCTGTTTATTTTTATAAAAAAGATTGGTCTATAAAATTAGGCAATAAAATAGGTCAGTATAAAGTTAGCGGTTTATGAGAGGCGGTAAAAGAGAAAACTCAGGACGTAAAAAAGGCGAACCAACTACAACGATAGCGGTAAGGATTCCACTTAAACACGCTCAAGACTTTAAACAAAAGTTAAAAGAATTAAAAAAGTTGTATATTTGAACCAATGAACAGATTACTTAAAAAACTTTTATGTATAAATTTTCGTCAAAATGATACACGAAAACGTAAACGTGTTCAAAAAACGAAGAAAATTGAACGTGAACTAAACCCAGACGAATGACAATAGTTTATTTAATAGCCTTTTCTTGGTGGTGGTGCGAATTTGAACCAATACACTATTTTATTGATTACCTTTTCGGTCAGTTTAAACCGTCTTTTTATCTCAATTGGATTCACGGAGGTTTATCTTGCGTTAAGTGTGTTGCGTTTTGGAGTGCTTTTGCGTACACTGGAGACGTTTTCACCGCTTGTTTGGTATCTTTACTTACCTTTATATTAAATCTATGTTTACAGAGGCTGAAATCAAGTTTATAGAAATGGTTCTTTCACTTCCTGAAACTACTCGATATTCTAAATCGGTTGCAAAACAGTTTCAAAAGATACGAAATAGGGTTTTAAACGGGTCTGAAGATAACTGTATGTGTGGTATGGTTTATCGAAAGATTTATATTAAAGACTTTTTAACGTGGTATGAAAGCGTTAATTGATACGTACATACAATGTAATTACAAAGAGGTCGAAAAATACACGTCCTATTTTATTAAACGCTCCAAACTTAAACTTTCAGTTCAAACGGTAATTTCAAACGCTTACCTTCGTTACCTCAACATAAACCCTGACGTAAAACACGATTACGAAGCGAAAGGCTACCTTTTCCACCTAATCAAAACGGAGATTATCTGGCGTGACACCGAAAGCAAAAAGGAACTCACAAACGCTATTGATGATTATTTACAAAAAGAAGAACCTGACGACTTTCTAATCAAACTCGAACACGAATTCAAACTACAAAATCAACGGGTTGCTATGGAGATTTATAGAAACACCCAAAAAGACCGAGTAAAAAAGATATTCTTTGAGACCTATTTCGACAAAGGTTATAACACGGTGCGCTCCATCGCAAAGCATTTTAACATTTCGGAGTTCAGTTCACACGGATTAATTACGGAGATGAAACAAGACATTCGGCAAATACTAGAAAAACACGAACTCAATTAAATCTATTATCAATTATGAAAGACTTTATTAGCTTAATTACCTTAATTAGTACGGTAGGCTTCGCAGTTGGTTTATTCAACGACTCAGATTTGACGAATAAATTTGGAGCTGTGGCTTTAATTTCTTACATTACTTACTTATTTTTAAACGAATGGCACAAAATGAACAAATAAAAGCGGAGTATAAAGGTTGTGTTGTAAGCATTACAGACCCAATACTTGGAGTAAGAACTATCGAAGTTGATAGAATTAAACCAGAGCAGATTCCGCAGCTAAAGAAATACGGCTTTAGTTTTATATTTGAGGTAATTAAAGAACCGCAACCAGTCGAAGAGGTAGTTAAGCCAAAGAAACCTAGAAAAAGACGAACCAATGGAAAAAAATAGATTCTTTATCATAGACACTGGGGAAAAGATGTTATCAATTGCCGAAACAATAGAAGACGCAATGCGAAAAAACGGATATCACTTTGTAAGTTACCTAACAAGTCAAGACCATTACCTAGCAATAGAAGAAATAGACGAAGATGAATTCTTAAACCACTTTAAAAAATATAAAGAAAATGCCAATACCTAAACCCGAAGAAACAAAGAATGCTTATTTAAACCGTTGTATGTCGGAAGCAAAAGACGAATACCCAAACCAAGAACAACGTATCGCATATTGCGAGGCTATTTGGGACAGCGAAAGACTAACCGCCCAAGACAAGATAAAAGAATACTTTGCGGAAAGCTTCAATGATTACCCCGACGCAGTTTCAAACAACGCAAAGCGCGGAATAGAATTAAATGAGAAAGTCAATAACAAGTGCGCAACCCAAGTCGGTAAAGTTAGAGCGCAGCAATTAGCACAAAAGCAAAAGATAACCGTTGAGACCGTGAAAAGAATGTACAGTTATTTAAGCCGTGCTGAAGTGTACTATCAAAAAGGCGATACGAAAAGCTGCGGTTACATATCTTATTTATTATGGGGTGGTCTTGCTGGTAAAAGATGGTCAGAAAGTAAATTAAAACAATTAGGAGAACTATAAAAACACGAACATAAGATGAAACCAAAGTACATAGAAACACCACAGCAACTATGGGAACTATTCGAAGACTACTATAAGGAAACAAAGAATAGAGTAAGAGCAGTCCCAAAAGCAACCAATAAAGGCGTACTATACGAAGAACATATTCCACCGTTAACAATAGACGGATTCAAAACGTATTGCAACAGAAAAGGAAACGATATAAACAGATATTTCTATAACGTGGGCGGTGAGTATTCAGAGTATGTAAGTATCGTTACGTGCATTAAAGAAGAAATCCGACAAGACCAAATCGAAGGTGCTTTAGTTGGTCAGTATCAACAGAACATAGTTGCTAGGTTAAACGGACTAACCGAAAAGACGGACGTAACCACAAACGGCAAAGAGATAAACGAAATCAAAGTAAACATCGTAAGGAATAATCAAAATGGCTAAAACGAAAGAACAGTTGTTAAACGAGCAAAAAACTATAAAAGAGATTGAACAAATGCCTACAAGATTGGCAATGGATAAATTAATGTCGTTACAACAAATACTTCAAACAAGTATACCGCTTGATGTTAGTTTTGGCGAACAACAAAAATATACTTGCATTTGGAATGATGACGAACTTGAGATTTTAAAATATAAAATTTTGGGTATCGTTAGGGATATGTAATGGAAATTCAGGCAACTAAAATATTTGAGGAAAACTTCGACGCGTTACAAGACCCGTCAATAAGGTTTATAATTAACCAAGGCGGCTCACGTAGTTCCAAGACTTACTCACTTTGTCAGGTGTTAATAGTCTATTGTCTACAAAATCCGAACAAGGTAGTGTCGATAGTTCGAAAGACCTTCCCAGCTTTGAGGGCTACGGTGATGCGTGACTTCTTCGAGGTTCTTAAAGACTTGGAGCTTTACGAAAAGAGTTCGCACAATATGTCAGAAAACATTTACCGCTTTGCCAACGGTTCAATAGTTGAGTTCTTCTCAGTAGACGATGAACAAAAGGTTAGAGGTCGTAAACGTGACATCGGTTGGTGTAACGAAGCAAATGAGTTATGGTTCGAAGATTTTCAGCAGCTCAATATGAGAACCGAGACTAAAATGATTTTCGACTATAACCCGTCGGACTCAAGTTCTTGGTTGTACGAACTTCCAAAAGACGAAAGTGTTTTAATCAAATCCACGTACAAAGATAACCCGTTTTTACCCGAAAGTATTATAAGACAAATCGAAGACCTTGCACGGACAGATGAGGCGTTATATCAAATCTATGCTTTAGGTGAAAAGGCAATTAGCAAGACAAACATTTTTAACACTTGGGAGTTTATAACTCAAAAGCCTGAACGATTTAGAAATTACGTTTACGGGTTGGACTTCGGTTATAACCACCCGACGGCCTTAATGCGTGTCTATTGGTGCGAAGGTGATATTTACATCGAGCCAGTTCTATACGAATCCTATTTAACAACGAGCGAATTAATCGAACGTTTTAAACAACTAAACATTGAACAAAACGTTGACATACTAGCGGACTACTCAAGACCTGAAATAATAGCCGAAATGCAAAATGCTGGGTTTAACGTGAACAACGCAAACAAGAACGTCCAGTCAGGAATAAACGCCGTTAAAACTTTTAAGGTGTGGTGTAAGCAAGACGAGAACCTAAAGAAGGAATATGAGAACTACAAGTGGAAAAAAATCGGCGACACAATAACAGACCAACCCGTTAAACTATACGACGATGCAATGGATGCCGTGAGGTATGCGGTTATGTTTATTAAAGAAATGTATTTTACCGAGGACAGTTACATCGCGTTCTAAAACACGAAACCTTATTTACTATTATAAGATATGGCAATAACAACAATAAACGAACCTTACGACAGGACACCCGCTTACAACCCGATTAAGTTCTTGTACAACTCAACAAACAAAAACAATCTAGGGTTTAAATACATCTTTGATGTTTACGAAAGTGGGACTTCAAACAAGATAGCTGAATATAGAGTGTTCCCAAGATACGGGGACGGCTATGGTGAAATAGACTTGAGCAAGTTATTACAAAACAAAGTGACGTTTGACTTCGACCCAAACTTGAGTGAAAGTGACCCAGCAACGAATAGTTATTATAAATACGATTTAAAGGTTGGCGAAGAGTTTGTTACCTCGTATACGTACACGGCTAACTTAGTTAATAACGGCGGCAACGTTCAAATAACGCCAACTGTTGCGCACACGTTTGTTGTAGGCGACCAAATTATTTTAAATGCGGGTATTGCTAACACGGCAATAAGTGGACTTTGGACGGTCATTGCAGTAAGTGGAACAACGAACTTCACAATAAATGCTCTTTTCGCTAATGTGCTGAATCCAACTGATAACGGAAGCGTAAGTTATGCCGACAACCGAAAGACGGTTACTCGAGATATTGAAACCGCTTTAGACAAATACGTGTTTAACGGTGCTATTTCTTGGAGTGGCTTTAGAACTTACAGCGAAAACAATTTTATACTTGACGACCCTAACGACAGCTTATTAACCAATATACCAACCACAGGATTCAAGATTACACCTGAACAAGATTTGTGGGTTAATATAATGAACAACTTTGTAACGACTGGTTTTATTGTGTTTGGAAACTCGGATGGTGATATATTAGCAAAGCCGATAACCGACAACGCTTTAATAACTCAAGTAGGGGTTGGTGCAAATAATTACGGAACGTTAACAACTTTGGTTGGAACACCTCCGCTCATCAAACCAACAACAACATATTATTCTTTTGTTTACACGGATGCAAGTTATAACGACCATTCTCAAATACACAAAATATACTTAGACACACGTTGTAAAATCGAACCGTTCGAAATTGCTTTCTTGGATAGGTTAGGTTCATTCGGTTCTTTTGCTTTTCAGTTACGTGCATACGAACAAGGCGACGTTAATAAGCAGACCTATAAACAAGACGTTACTGGATTTACTGATTCGGGTATGTGGACATATTCACCCGACGAAAAGGGAACGCGAGTAATAAATCCAACGGTCACAAAGACGATTCAATTAAACACCAATTGGTTAAGTGTTGAAATGGATAATTACTTCCAAGAATTAATGACTTCACCCGAAACATATATTAAAATTAACGGTCGTTACTTCGCTTGCGTGATTAATGAAACATCGTTTGAGGTCGCAAGGCAAAAGAACAAGAATTTAATTAAGCATTCAATTAGTGTGATGCTTTCAAACCAAGACGCAATAAATGGTTAGAATACAATTACAAAACGGATACCTTGACGTAAAGGATAACACAGCGTTCCCGTTAAACTTTCAAGTCGGTGACATTCGTGACGTGTCAACTCGTAAAGGAGCGTTCTCAAAGACGATAGTTCTTGAGGACACAAAGAACAACCACGACTTATTAAACCACTATTACGATGTAAATATTGAGGCGGGGACATTCGACATAAACACTATTACAAAATGTAGTGTAATTCAAAACGGAATACCCGTAATGGAGGACGCTTCACTACAGCTTATCGCGGTTAAGAAAGTTCAAACAAACGACGCTTACGAGCAGAGCGTTACTTACGAAGTTTTGGTTAAAGATTCACAATCGGATTTTTTTACCGAACTAGGTGCGAACGAATTAACTGACCTGGACTTTAGTGACCTTAACCACACTTACGATAGTTCAACGATTGTTGCAAGTTGGTCAAACACGGTTGCTGATGGTTATAAATATTTATTGCCTTATTCGGGTGACAACTTTTACCCACTGAAAGAAATGAAACCCGCTATTTACGCGAAGACTTATTTCGACCGTATCTTTTCGAATGCTGGGTTTAGTTACGATTGGTCAACTTTAAGCGCATCGTATTTTGATAAGTTGTTAATTCCTTATAACGGTGAACTTGAGAATTTCGATTTTAGCGCTTATAATGTTCAAGCAAATCAAGCCGTAACAATAGACGGTTACCAAACTATAACGGGTGAAAATATAGGATTCTATGAGCAATTAACAAACTGGACTGAGACCTTAGACACATTTGGTTTATTCACCCCTTTGACGGGTATCTATACAAACACGTTTACTGTTAATTCAGGTGATAGTATAAACTTTAATTTTGCGTGTCAATACGATATTAACTTACTAAACACAACGGGTGCAAATGCTACTTTAGTTCAATCGTATGGAACAACGAACGATATGCGTTATAGGTACTCGCTTACAATAGCAGTGGTTAATTTAACAACGAATCAAGGATATAATTCGGGTGCGAATCCTTACGACACTTTTGTAGTTAACGGAACGACGATACCGAACGGAACTACTAACCTCGGAACTTTTATTAAATCAATTAACGTTGCAATTTCTAACTGTAATATAGGTGACGTTATTCAAGTTCAAGCGGGTTTGGCAATTCAAGCTTACAGCCCCACAAACACGAACGGAATTATAAGGTGGAGAAATGGTGGTGGCAATTTAGTGCCTATTGACGTTCAACTTGATATTACCAATATTGCAATGAGTATTTTGCCAAGCTCAACTATTAATGGGTTTGGCGGTACGCTAATAGTAAACAATTACGTTCCTAAAAAAATAAAACAATCGGATTTCGTTAAGGCGATTTTCACAATGTACAATCTTTACACCGAGATAGACCCCGACAACCCGAATAAACTTATTCTTTCACACCGTGACGACTATTACGACGCCGGACTTGAAAAAGACTGGACTTATAAACTAGCAAAAGACCGTGAACAAGATTTAAAGTTCCTTCCGGAAATAACATCAAAGCGTTTAATACTAACTTACAAAGACGACAAGGACAGCCCGAACACAACTTACTTTAACGCCACTAATGAAATTTACGGTCAAGTTGAATACGTGTTTGAAAACGAGTATGTAAAGAACGTTGACAAAAAAGAAATTCTATTCAGTCCCACACCGATGGGTAAAACTGTTTTCGATGCTGTTGTTCCTTTAATTGCGGGAGCTGCGCCAAAGACGAACATAAGAATACTTTTTGACGGTGGTATGTTTCCTTGCAACCCTTTTAACATTTACGACTACGGAACAACGGGACAAACTAACCTCGTTCAATATCCGTCGATAATTCATTTTGATAACCCTAACGTTCCAACCTTTGATTTAAATTTCGGGGTTTGCGATTATTACTTTTACCAACAAAACGTTTTAACTAATAATAACCTCTTTAACCTTTACTGGCGACGAACAATAGGACAAATTGACACGGGTAAAATGTTAACCGCTGAATTCGATTTACGAGAAACTGACATCGCTACTTTAAAACTAAACGACAAGATTCGGATTGATAACAGTTGGTGGAATATAAACAAAATTATTGACTACGATTGCAACAATCCAAAGTTAACGAAGGTCGAGTTGTTGAGCGTGGATACTGAAATTGATTACGCTAGGTTCACAACGGGCAAACCTATTTTTCCAACACCTAGCGAGGTCGGTAATATTACAACACCAATCATAAATAGTAACTACGAAAACACGAATGTAATAAGCCTTGGAAGTAACGCTTTAGTGTTCGGTCAAGGTAACGTAATTCAACAAGGTTTTCAAGGTGTGGTTATCGGTAATAACAAATCGGTAAGTTCAGGGGATTCAGGAATATGGACAGACAATATAAACGGTAAATCGTTAAGCAACTTTAACCCTTACGGAATATTTTTCAACCCAACTTTTATCGACCAAGACTACACGGCAACCGCAGACGATACGCTTATAATTTCCAACGGTGCAGCTTTAGTTGATGTTACTTTGCCGCCAGTTGGCAACTTTGGTAAAACCTACTATATTAAAAACGTTTCAACTTTTAATGTTGACGTTCAAGGAACGGGTGGTGATACGATTGACGGAGCGTTAACTTTTACTTTAACACAATGGGACGCTGTTACTGTTTTAGATTCAGGGACGGAGTGGTTAACCATTTAAAACACGAACGAAATTTTACTATTATAAATTATGGCGGGAACGATTAACGTTGGAACAATTCAAGTAGGTGGTTTAAAAGAACTCAAAGCCGAGTTAAAAGCGGTTCGTGACGAGTTACTAAATGCAACCGACCCGAAAAGAATGCAAGAACTCGCAACCGCAGCGGGTGAACTCAAAGACAGAATAGGAGACGCAAACGAACAAATCACGGTCTTTGCAAGTGGCTCTAAGTTCGAACAAATAAACAACTCTTTTGGAAGTCTCAAAGATTCAATAATGAACTTGGACTTTGAAGAAGCAAGTGACAAAGCAAAAATATTTCAACAAACTGTAACATCGATAAATCCTGAAACAATATCAAACGGTATTAAAGGTTTAACAAGTACTGTTACCACGTTAGGAAAGACGTTTATTCAGTTTGGAATAATGTTATTAACTAACCCTATCTTTTTACTGGTTATCGCTATTACCGCAATCGTTGGAGCTGTCGCCGCCTTAATGAATGCACTCGGAATACTTCAGCCTATACTAGATATTATCGGTGTGGTTTTTGGGTTTATTGGTGACGTTATAAATATAGTAATTGACGCTATAAAAGAATTTCTTTCGTGGTTTGGTATTGGTGAGGGCGCAGCCGAAGAAGGTGAAGCCAACGCAGAAGAACGACATAAAAACGAAATGCGCAGACGTGAAGAACTTAGTGCGGTTCGTGAAATGAATTTCAACAATGAACAAGCGCAAGTACAAAGAAAAATAGATTTAGCAAAAGCCGAAGGTAAAACAACAACGGAACTTGAAAAGCAAAAATTACTTGCGTCAATGCGTTACCAATTGTCATTACAAAAAGAATTAAAGTTGAATGAAAAGGTAATGCAGGCTTTAATTGACCAGGTTGAAATGGCTAATATTGACGCTGAATTAAAAGGGCAAGTTTTGGACGATTACACGAAAAGACGAGACGAAGCACGCAAAGGTGCAAACGACGCCTTTAATTCAATTGCGGATTCATATAACCAACTTCAAATAATTGAAGCAACTGCGTCAACTGAATCGACAACCAAGGCAGCTGAAAATAATAAAAAACGAATTGAAGACCGAAAAGAAGCCTTAGAAAAAATTGCTGAATTAGAAGATAAATTTCGTTATAACCAACTAAGCGAACGAAAACAAGAACTTGAAGATATTGACGCAAACTATAAAGAAGCGTTTCAGTTAGCGAAAAAATACGGACAGAGCACGACCACTTTACTAGCAAATTACAACGCTGAAAGACAAGCGGTAAATGACAAGTTTGACAAAGAAGAAGCGGAAAAAGCAAAAGAACAAGCGGACGCATTAAATACTTTGCAACGTGAACTTAATTATAAAACGTTAAGTGAAACGGAAGCGTCAAGA